CGAGGCGGTCATCAATGACTACTGCGTCTATAAGGCCGATATTCTCCGCTACATGGAGATGCGCGAGGCAATCCAGGATGATGACAGCATTGACTCCGGTAAAAGGTACAAGCTGATCATGGACGCCGACAGCCGGATTGAGACATACAGGGCGAAGCGATTTGCCATTGAGAAGGAAAACGGCTTCACCATCGCAAGCGCACTGCGGGCGATCCCGAAAAAGCCGGAAGTTAAGAGTGATCCATTACTTGATGCGTTACGGGGTGGCGCGGATGCTGTATGAGAAAGCGATGGATTATGCGCAGAGATGTATCTCTGGTGAGGAAATCACAACACTGGAAGTGAAAAAGCAGTGTGAATGGTTTCTTGAGGATCTGGATAAACAAAATCAAGAAATTTATGCGTACTATTTTGACCACAAGAAATTGCGCATTGTTGAGAATCTTCTGAAAATTATGAACTTTGCAACGGGCATAGGTGTTGTCGGAAAGCGGATATACGATGCGCTGGAAGATTTCCAGGCTTTTTTTATTGCCAACATTTTTGGCTGGCGGTGCAAATCTGATTCAGACAAATTCCGATACCGAGAAGGAATACTATTTGTTCCACGAAAAAATGCAAAGACGTTTTTGGTTGCGCTGGTCATCATCATTCTCATGTTGACAGAAGAGAATTACAGTGAGTTTTATTCCATTTGCTTGGACCGGGACCTGGCCGGCGAGGTCAAAAAGGCCATCCGGCAGATCATTGAGGCGAGTCCTGCTTTGATTGAATATTTCCGCATCCCCAAAACTCTATCAGGCCGGGTAGAATGTATGCTTACCCACAGCTTTTACCAGCCGCGCACAGCAGAGGCCAATAGAAATAATGCGATCAGACCATCTGCTTTTGTCGCTGACGAATACGGTGCCATGAAAGACAATTCAAATGTTGCCGCCATGAAATCCGGCCAGTTAAGTGTGAAGAATCCCCTAATGTTCAAAGTGACAACGGCATATGCAGAAGACAAATCCATCATGTTGGACGAGCTGGATTATCTGCGGCGTATTTATGGGGAGACAGAAGCAGATGACCGCCTATTTGCAATGCTGTATTATGCGCCGGAGGAGCACCTGTGGGATGATATAGGACTGCAAATGGCAAATCCGTTGCGTGTGCCGGAGAACTATTATGAGATAAAAGAAAGCCGTGCAAAAGCTCTGGCAAAGCCTTCAGAACGCGAAGAATTTCTTACAAAGCATATGAATCACTTTGTGCCAAGCAACAGCGGCGAGGCATTTATTGCAATCGAAGATGTAAAAAAGTGCCGCAGTGATGCTGCAATCGATTGGACGGGACGCGATGTGTATGTTGGGATTGATTTAGCGATGACAAATGATAACTGCGCCGTTGCGATGGTTGCAGCAGACGGAGATAAGATCATAGCAAAAGCATGGTCATTCATACCGGCAGAAAGAGTTGACAGCAAAAGCAAGCTGGAGAGAACGGATTATAGACGGTTTATACAAGCTGGCTCCTGTTTTCCGTGCGGCGATGAGGTCGTCAGCTATGAGTTTATTGAACAGTTTATTGTTGAGCTGCCGGAAAAGTATAGCGTGAACGTGCTGCAGATCGGTTACGACCGCTATAACTGTATCAGTACAGCAAATAAACTGGATGCTGCCGGATTTGAATGTATAGAGATCAAACAGCATTCAAGCGTCCTGCATCCGCCGATCAAGCTGCTTCGAGACAGTATCCTTGGCGGGAATTTCAAATATAATGCCGATATGCAGTATGAAGGCAACTTTCAAAATGCAAGAGCGTTGTATGATACAAATCTGAATATGTACTTAAGCAAGAAAAAAAGCACAGGGAAAATCGATATGTTGATGGCAACAGTAGATGCGGTATACCTGCTGCAGCAGGATATGCTGTTCGGCGCAGATGAGTTTGTAGTCCAAACATAGGAGGAAGCAAATGGGGCTCTTTCAAAAAAATAAAGCAGAAGTAAGAACGGGTGAAATACAATTTGATGATGCGCTGCTGAAAGCACTGCTGGGAAGCGGCACGGTCACAAAAGAGATGGCACTGCAGATTCCGACTGTCAGCGCCGGCATCGATTTGATCGCTAACGTGATCGCCAGTACACCTATCAAGCTGTATAAGGAGTCTGGTGAGCAGACCGAGGAGATAAAAAATGACTCCAGGCTCCGGCTGCTAAATGACGAGACTGGGGATACGTTGAATGCCAATGAGTTTTGGCGGGCTATCACAAGGGATTATTTTCTCGGCAAAGGCGGTTATGCGTTCATTAACCGGGAAAAAGGGAAGATAAAAAGTCTTCACTATGTGGATGAGGCTCAAATCACGATCCAGAAGAATAGTGACCCGATTTTCAAGGATTTTGACATTTTGGTACAGGACCGGTCCTGCAAGCCATTTGACTTTTTGAAGATACTCCGAAATACAAAAGACGGAGCTGCAGGTATGCCAATCACCCAAGAGAATAGCAAACTGATTGAGGTGGCCTATGAGTCACTTTTGTTTGAACGGAGCTTGGTACAGCGGGGCGGAAACAAAAAAGGTTTTTTGAAGGCGGAAAAGAAAGTCGACGATGAATCTTTGACGGTACTGCGCAGAGCGTTTGCCAATTTGTACAGTAACCAATCTGATAACATGATGGTCTTAAACAATGGCATCGATTTCAAAGAATGTTCCAATACGCCGACAGAGCTACAGCTAAACGAAAATAAGGCATCTAATGCTGAAGAGTTTGCAAAGATTTTCCATGTCTCGACCGCCATGATGTCCGGCAAAGCCGCAGACGCAGATACAGCCAATCTTGCCAAGTTGGCGGCGATTCCGCTGATGACGACAATTCAATGTGCCTTAAATCAGGACTTCCTTCTGGAAAAAGAGAAGGGGGTTTTTTATTGGGCGTTTGATACCAAAGAGTTACTCAAAGGAGATATGCAGAGCCGGTTCGCAGCGTATTCAGAAGCTGTAAGAGCTGGGTGGTTATCCAAAAATGAAATTCGCTATCAAGAGGATATGCCGTATATAAAAGGATTGGACATTGTCACGATGAGCCTGGGCGACGTTATTTTAGATACTAAATCTGGGAATTATTTCACTCCTAACGTCAAAAATATAACAAATTTTGAAACTTCTACAGGAGAAGCATTTTTGAAAGGAGGTGAAACATATGAAAATAGAAATCAGAGCTGACGGCGCTCATATTTCCGGTTATGCAAATGTAGTGGAAAGAAAAAGCAGGCCGGTCATCACGCCACATGGCAAAGTCGTTGAAGAGATCGAGCCTAGGGCCTTTGAGCGGGCGCTGGAGCGGGCAGACAATGTGACATTGACCAAAGATCACGAGCCGGATTTAGTGCTGGCAGAGACGCGCTCTGGGAGCTTGAGCCTGTATGAGGACTCTATTGGCCTGCATTATGACGCGACCGTCACAGACCAGCAGACGATTGAAGAAGCACGGGCCGGAAAAATCAGAGGCTTGTCCTTTGGTATGCGAAACGTAGTTGACACCTTGGAAGAGCGAGCAGGGGAGCTGCCGCTGCGCAAGATTCAGGAATTAGACCTGGACCACATCACCTTGGTTGTCAAAAAGCTGCCGTGCTATTCGGCAACGTCGGTGGAACTGCGAGCGGATGAAGAGGTAGACATCGAGACAAGAGCAAATGAAGAGACCCCGCAAATTACGGAGGCAGAGCCGGAGACGCCCTGCGCTCCGTTTTTTGATAACTCGGCCTTTAGGAGCCGGGTAGAAGCCATTAAAAAGTAGAGATTGAAGGGAGAAATACAATGACGAATTTGAAAGCACTGATGGAAAAAAGAGCGGAGCTGCAGCAGTCTATGGACGAGCTGGTCAGCACTGCAGATCAGGAGACAAGAGCAATGACGGAAGAAGAGGTCGCCAAGTTTGACGCGGCAGAGCGGGAAATCAAGGCAATCGATGAGACCGTCGCAAGAGAAGAGCGGGCCAGGAATGTAGAAAAGAAGGCGATCCCTGACGCAGCCGAAGAGCGGGCAATTCAGGAAGAGGCCGACTTTGCAAACTTTATTCTGGGTAAGGTATCGGAGCTGCGTGCCGGCGAACAGAATATGACAATGGCCAACAACGGCGCTATTATCCCGACGTCCATTGCCAATCGCATTATCAAGGCCGTCAAGGACCGCTGCCCGATTTTGGCAAAGGCGACGATTTATAATGTCAAAGGTACGCTGAAGGTGCCGGTTTGGGGCAAGGCCAACAATACCCATGACATCACTGTGGGCTATCAGAACGAATTTACAGAAATCACAGCCGATGCAGGCAAGTTTACTTCTGTAGACCTGTCCGGTTATCTGGCAGGCGCTCTGACACTGATCGGCAAGAGTGTGGAGAACAACGGTACTTTCTCTGTGGTGAATTTTATTGTCAATCAGATGGCAGAGGAGATCGCCTCCTTCCTGGAAAAAGAGCTGCTTGTCGGTACTGCCAATAAGGCGACCGGCGCATTGGACACTACTACGAGCCTGACTGCTGCTGGCGCAGCGGCTATTACAGCAGATGAGCTCATCGATCTGCAGTCTAAAGTTAAGCAGGTCTACCAGGCCAATGCTTGTTGGACTATGCATCCTGATACCTTTGTGGCCATTAAAAAGCTGAAGGACAGCAATAACCGTTATTTGCTCCAGGATGACATCACTGGAGAATTTCCGTACCGGCTGCTGGGAAAGCCTGTCTATCTCTCTGACAATATGCCGACGCTGGCAGCAGGTGCAAAGACGGTGCTCTACGGCGATTATTCCGGCCTTTCTGTCAATATGCGGGAGAACATCTCTGTAGAGGTTTTGCGCGAGAAATACTCGACTATGCACGCGATTGGCGTCGTTTCCTGGTTTGAGTTTGACAGCAAGGTAACTGACAATCAGAAGCTGGCTGTGCTGGTGCAGAAGGCAGCATCCTAATAATACAAGCCGGAAAGGAGCGTGCGCATTTGAAGATCAGTGAGATCCAGCAGACAGATGTGGCAAACTACCTGCGGCTGGAGGAAGGCGACTATGACAGCAGTCTGCTGCAGGCCGTTATGGATGCAGCGAAAAAGTTTATTTTGAGCTATACGGGTATTTCCGACCTGGATGATTACGAGGACTTTTCCATCGCCTATCTGGTACTCTGCCAGGATATGTTTGACAACCGCACGCTTGCTGTAGAGAACACGGCAGTCAACCGCGTCGTAGAGAGCATTTTGGGGCTTCATGTGAGGAATCTGGTATGAATGTGAATCCCGGAGAGCTGAAACAGAAAATTGAGATTCTGAAGCGGGAAACGGTCCCGGATCAGGACGGCTATGGCGTTAAATGTATCGAGACAGTCGTGCATCGGTGCCGCGCAAAATTCAGCCGGACAAGCGGTACAGAGATACAAAAGGCCGACACAGATTTTTCGGAGATCAAAGCACGGTTTCTGATTCGCTTTACAAAGAAGCCTCTGGACCGGCGGATGATTGTTCGGTATCGGCAGGATCTGTATGAAATACTCTATCTCAATGACTACAACGACAGCCACGAGTACATTGAGATTTGGTGCGAGAAGTTGAGCGTGGAGGACTGACATGAGCCTAAATCAAGTGATACGGACAGCTATTTTACCGCTGGTGCCGATCTGTGTTCCTGATCTATACAAGCCGCAAGGGAAGCCGGCAGCTTCAGAGTACTGTACATTTCAGTATTCCGAGCTGCCGGCCTGCTTTGGCGACGATGCTCCGGCGTCTATACGGTATCTCGGCCAGCTTCATTGGTTTTTGCCCTGGACGGATAAAAAGGGCGCTGCTGTCAATCCGCTGGGAAAGAAGAGGAAGATACGACAGGCATTGTTTGAGGCGGGCTGTACTTTCCCGGATGTGACAAACGCTTCTGATGAAGTTTCGCAGCATTACGTTTTTGAGTTTGAATTTGTCGAGGGAGTAGACCAAGATGGCTAGCTTTGACTTCAGCGGGATCGAAGAGCTTATGGCGGGGCTGCATGAGATTTCCGCCTTATCGGACGACACGGGAGAACAGGTGCTGCTTGCAGAGGGGGGTGTCGGGGGAAAAACCACTTTGCGCGGAGCGAGCGTGGAAAAAGCACAGAAGCAGACGGGCCTTGCAATGGGCGTGCATCGCACGGGCGTCACATTAGACTCTATTTCGCATGGGAAACTGAAAAAAACAGCAAACGGCGGTCGTGCTCTCTACGTCTATCCCCGTGGAGTTAATTCCAAAGGGATCAGAAATGCAGAAGTTGCCTTTATCAACGAATTTGGAAAAACCAATCAAAAAGCACGTCCCTTTATCAAAACGGCAAATGAGACGTGCGCAGACGAGGCAGTAGATGCAGCTGCCAAGGTATACGCCAGCTATCTGGCATCAAAAAAATTATAACGGAGGTACTTAAATGAGCAAGGTAAAAACAGGCATGAAACTGCCTAAATTTGCAGTTATCAAAACAGAGCCAGCCAACGCTCTGCCGACTTATGACACAGAGATCGTGACGATTGGCGAGGCGATTACCGGCAACTTGACCGTGAATCAGGCCAGCGGAGAGTTGTACTCTGACGATGCGCTGAATATTAAAGTCACGGACTTTTCCAACGGCTCTCTGTCCCTGGAGACAGACGGCCTTGACGATGAAGTGGCGACGGTTATTTTCGGCGCAACGTCGGCAGAAGGTCTCGTGACATATTCTGCCGGGGATGTGGCTCCTAATGGCGGCTTGACATATTACGTCCCTATGCGGGATAAGACTGGGACGGCCTACTATAAGGGATATTACTTCCCCAAGGTCCAGGCGGCGATGGGCAATGACAATGCCTCTACACGAGGTAGCTCTATCAGTTTCCAGACGGCCAGCACCACGTTTACTGTTATGAAATGCAACAGCGAGGTATGGATGCAGACCGAGATCCTGGAGACAGAAAGTGCTGCCGTTACTTGGTGTGAGACAAAACTAGGGAAAACGACAAATGCATCTTAAGAAGAGGGCGGAAACGCCCTCTTTAGTTTAGGAGGTTTCCTTGAAAGCGATTGAGTACAAATTGGATGGCACAGCGTACTATCTTGTCTTTAATGGCTTTGCAATGTTTGAGTTTGACGAACAATTTAGTGGTGCCAGCCATTTGATGGAATCGGTACAGACAGTTGGGAAAAACTCTTTTGAGTTGCTTTGCAAAGCTACGGCAATTCTGGCAGAACAGGGAGAGCTGGCAAGACGGGCGCTTGGATATGAGAAGCAGCCGATTCCAACACTGGAAAAAATCAGAGCGGTAGCGAGGCCGTTAGATGTGATCGGGATGCGTACTGCTGTAATGCAGGCAATCATGGCAGGCTACGGCAGAGAAATAGAATCGGACGAAGATGTAGACCTAGTCTTGTTGGAATTGAGTCAAAAAAAAACGAGCGTTTGAAAAAGAGCGAGTATTTGAATCTCGGAATCAAACTTGGTTTGACTGCAGCAGAGACGCTGTGGCTGGCACCAGGTATTGTATTTGATATTTTGGAGCTGAAAAACCGAGAGATCAGAAAGGAGGGACCGGAGCAATGGCAGTAAGGACAATTTCAACAAAATTAGCCATTGAGGGAGAACAAGAGTATAAACGCTCGATTGCCGACATCAATTCATCCTTGAAAACTCTGCAGTCCGAACTTCAAAAAGTAGAAAGCCAGTATCAGGATGATGCTAACTCTGTTGAGGCATTGCGTGCAAAACAAGACGCTCTTTTGAAGATACAGGACAAAGAGCGAGAAAAACTTAAAGAGCTGAAGCTGGCCCTGGAAAATGCACAAAAAGCACAGAAACAGCACGCGGACTCTTATGCTTCATATAGTGCAAAGGTTTCAGAGGCAGAACGAAAACTGGCTGCACTGAAAGATTCTACCGGCGATACGGTGGAGGAGCAGAAGAAGCTGACGCAGGAGCTGGAAGAGTATAAAAAAGCACAGGCCCAGGCGAAATCTTATCAGGACGCGGCGGCTCGTGGTGTGGAGGAATGGCAGACAAAAGTCAATCGTGCTGAACGTGATGTGAATGATTTAACGTCCAGCATTGAAAAGACTAATAAAGCGTTGGTAGAGGCCAAGAGCAGATTCAAAGAGTTTTCTGCTGCAGCAGACAATCTGAATAGCGTGGGAAATAAGCTGTCAGTGGGACTTACAGCTCCTCTAACTGCGGCTGGAACTGCCGCCGTTTCCTATGCCAGCAATACCGACGAGGCGCTCAACAAGGTCGAGGTGGCCTTTGGAGATTCCGCAAATATAATTAAGCAGTGGTCAGATACGACGTTGACATCTTTAGGTCTGGCAAAGGGTACAGCCTTGGATATGGCCGCCTTGTATGGCGATATGGCGACAGCAATGGGCTTTACCGATGAAAAAGCAGCGGAGATGTCAAAGTCACTGGTGAGCTTGGCTGCTGATCTGGCATCTTTTAAGAATATCTCCATAGAGACAGCTAATACGGCTCTAAAATCAATTTTTACCGGCGAAACTGAAAGCCTGAATCTTTGGGCGGCTATAGCGTGAGCTGTAGCAAAAACAATCTGGTGAACGCAAGCAAAAGCGGTGTGGCTATGCAAATTGTATAGTTGCTAACGGTGGACTCTAAAGTTAGTTGTTTCATAAGTGAAAGACAAACTATGAGAATACCGTGCCAAGCCGGTCTTTGACCGGAAGGTGTAAAGACTATTCCGAAAGGAAGTAGGGCAGAGATTAGCACTGTCCGAAGCGCCAGACCTCTCTTTGAGAGGAAGATATAGTCTAAACCCCTAATAAATATCGGGAAACCGAGGGTACATAATTGAAAGAATCTTGGAGTCGTAATGACCGAGACAAATTTGAGCAACTATGCGATGTCTCAAGGCTTCAAAGAAACCTATTCTCAAATGGACCAGGCGGAAAAAGTGGCGCTGCGGTATCAGTATGTTATGGAGATGACCGCCAATGCTCAAGGCGATTTTGCCCGGACGTCAGATGGCACAGCAAATCAGCTTCGCATTCTGCAGGAGTCCTTAAAAGAGGCGGCGGCAACCCTTGGCAGCGAGCTGTTGCCAATCGTGACGCCAATTATTCAAAATCTTGGAAAGCTGATTCAGTCTTTTACGGATTTAGACGAGGGAACAAGAAAAGCTGTTGTACAGGTTGGCTTGTTTTTGGCAGCACTTGGACCGTCGCTGAAACTTACAGGTGGATTTACAAATGCATTAGGCGGTGCTATCAAGGCATTGTTCTCACTAAAAGCTGCACAAGCCGGCGCGACTACTGGGCAGCTGGCCCTCAATGCAGCAATTAAGTCTAATGGCATTACAGCACTGATTTCTGTGTTAGGCAGTGCAGCGGCGGCACTCATTTCTTGGATTGCTTCAAGCAAATTAGCCAAAGGTGCGCAAGAAGATTTTAACGATGAATTAAAAAAAGCTCAAGAGACACTGGAGGAGTCTCAAACTAAAACTCTGGCAACCGCAGCCGTAGCAGAGCAGTACATTGATAAGCTGAAAGAACTGGAAGCGACAGGTCTGAAAACGGATGAGCAGCAGAAAGAATATCACAATACATTAGTACTGCTCACAAGGACTATTCCGGAGCTTGCGGATCAAATCGACCTGCAGACTGATAAGATCAATGGTGGCACCGAAGCCTTGGAGAAAAATACTGCGGCATGGGTAGAAAATGCAAAGCAGCAGGCGTATCAGAATTATCTTAATACGTTGTATGAGAAGTATGGAGAGGCCTTGCAGGATGCGGCAGAAAATGAGATCAAGCTGACAGAGGCAAAACAGAAAAGAGAAGCAGCTGAAAAAGGATTGGAT